GTACAAAGTCACCGCTCTGAGCGGGTGTCGTATAATGGCATTACTCCAGCTTCCCAAGCTGATAACGAGGGTTCGATTCCCTTCACCCGCTCCACTATTTTCAAGGCCTGTAGCTGTGTTCAGCCTGTACCGCATCCCACTGGGGGCCGTATTGGGGGACGTTTGACTTGCACAGTCGCAAACAGCCGCACAGCCTGACCCCAACCCCCGCATAGGTGCCAATCCTAAAATCTGTTGGGGTCCAAAAAAGAAGTAATATTAGTAATATCCCATCCGAAAATCGGCTACAGCCCTTGTAAATCAAGGCGTCCAGCCGTTTCAGGAAAAGGCGATATTCTAGCGATAGGAAGGCGATAGTATTACCTTTTTATAAAGCTATATTTCTATTCCTTAAAACCCAATGAATCCGGGGGTTTGGCCGAAATATTACTTTTCATATCGCTTAATATTACTTTGCCATGTAATACCGCTCACCCCAGTAAAACCGGGGGCTCTAGCCCGATTGCCTACCCCGTATTACTCATATCGCTCTTTTTGAAACGACCACCCCACGCCTGAGAATCGATCTCAATAAAACGACGTTTTTTCACGGGCCCTGGATCGGCTGCATAAAGGGAAGTTGATCGTCGATCTTGTTCAGTTCTGTGCAATCCATCAAACACGCCACAGCCCCCGCCAGTTGTGACCTACAGGGAATTCAGCCTCTCCCCGCCTCCATCCAGTCCTCGCCCCAAAAAGATCGTGCGCGTTTTTGAAAATCCACCAAAACCCACGTTTTCAAAGTTTTCGCCCAATGAAACCGGGCACTCCAGCGCGCCCCCTTCCGGGACCGCACTTCGCGCCGCTGTGCAACCGCGCTGCACTTCCCTTCAAAACTTTGCACTCTGTGAAATTGCCGATCGCCTACAGAGCCCCACGGCCCGCTTGGGCTGCAGGTTCGTTTGCACTACATCGGGATTTGCACAAAAAACGGACGCAAGGCCCGTCGGCGGGAGGGGGATAAGTGCTTTTTCCCACTCTTTTTTTTAACAGCAGGGGTTTTTCCGCCGAATTGTTGCAAAGAAGCCAATCCGATCGCTTAAGCTCGGCGATGGCAATTCGCCAAGCTCAACGAAGGGAAACACGGATGGATAGGGATGAACTTGAAGCAAACATTGCTGCTGAATTGGCAACGGTGAAAAACACGGCGCTAAACCGCAACGCCATCAGCGCTTTGTTCGGTGCGTTCGGCGATCCGGTTGGGGCGCTGGGCAAAATTTTCCTGGGACGTGATGACGCAGTGGATGCGGAAAAGCACAAGATCGAAAGGTCATGCATCCTCGACTTGCTGTGTGACATCGATGAGGCTCTGAAGAAGATGCACACGTCTTCCGCTTCCCAAGGGGTGACGATCGCTGGTCTGGTCGAGGCTGACGGGACCGATGTAGACAAAGTCGTAGCCATACATATTCAAGACAACTCCCCCACCGTCCATTTTGGGGAAGGGTCGGTCGTCCGGGCTAAGGCTTCTGGGTCAGGCAGCCTGACTGCCCTCCTGATTGGCGGCAGCGCTCCCAAAGGAGATAAGTGATTGGAGACCGAGATCTTTTTCGGACATCACTGTCCAACCTGCAAAACCACTACTGGTGTGACTTTCACCGGAGGTGGTCCATCGAGATGTCCAGGTTGCCAAGGACCGCTGCAGGCGGCACAAGGTGGCCCACAGGTGACCTCAATAGCCAACTTCACCTGCTCCTCCTGTAGCGCATATTTTCCCTTCTTATGCGTCGGTGGTGGTAAAGCGCAATGCCCAGGCTGTGGAAAAGAAATAGATAGCTAATAAAGATGTGGATTCTTCCAAGCGAAATAAAACCGCCCAACACTGGGCGGTCTTTTCTATCTCTGGGTTAACTTGAGATGAGGCCACTATCTTTCATGTATCCATGCGCCCAATCCCTGATGCTAGTCAGCTCCGCATCACTAACTGCCCGATTATAAATAAGTGCAAAAGAGAGGTCGCAAGCACCAGCCTCAAACCCCGCCGTCTTGGCGGAGCCTACCCGGATCTTTTCCGCCGATATAATGTGGTTGCCCGAGCCAGCGCTTAGAACCTTCGTACCCCTGAACATGTCGTGAACTTCGTTCTTGCCTACGGCGGGAATCCGCGCGGCGTAACATCCCCAGCCAACAGGAAGCTCGGTAAGCGCCGCCTGACCATCTGCCCCAGCTCCACGGGCGCCGTTTACGGAGATCCCGGTTTTTAAGGCGCCGCTGAAGATGGTTTGGCCGCCGAGCGTGGCGCCCATATAGTTCCCGGCATAAGCAACTGGCCCCGACACATTTCGGCACCCGACGATAATCGTCATCTCTGAGCCGTCCGGGATCTCGGTCTGCAGGTATGACGTGCCAGTGAACGAGGCGAAGCCTGCCCCGCTGGTCGGTGTGCCGACGATGGCGGCGGCCACACTGTCCGGAACCTTGTTTTCAGCCGAAAGGCCCTTCTTGAAAAGGAAGGCGCCGGCCAGCCCACCCCATACCGGGATAGAAAAAGTATCGAAGTCAGGAAAGCCGGACCCCGGAAGGACGATGTCGCCAAGGTTTAGTGCGTTAGCCATGCGTGTAGCTCCTTGTATGTTTACAGAAATGCCTTGGCGAATTGATATGCCAGGTTTGTCGCTCCGGCGTCGCTCAGGTGCAGCGCGTCGTTCCATTGGCCTGCAGAGGATGTCTGCGCGTAGGTTCCAAACACGTCAAGCATGTTCAGAAAATCGCACCCGTTAGCCAGCGCAAATTTGTACATTGCGTCGCGGTAGGTCGCCAGCGGGACAACTGCCACGCCATTGCTCTGCGGCGGGGCGATGAAAACGATCCCGATGTCAGGGTTGATCGCTCTCCATGCCGCCGTAAGCTGAGTCAGCGCCTCCGTATACTCCATCGGAGTGGCATCAACTGTTCGGTAGTCGTTGGTTCCGAGGATCACCAAAAGCAGGTTGATAGGGAAGTCAGACGCAACTGGCTGCATGTAGGGAATAAACCCCTTCATCATCTTTCCGGTAAGGCCGCCATTGCCCATCTTGACAACTTCGTACCCTGGTAGCGTGTTGGTGATAGAGAACCCGTGGATTGCCGCAACGCCAGTGTTGTTGGTGGTGTCGATATCCAGCGTGTGAGCCGTGTTCGACAGACCGGTTAGGTCGATCACGCCAAGCTCTTGCGCGGCGCCATTAGTAACAACAGGAACCCACGCGCCGCCGTCGATACGGTAGCGCCACGCGCCAGGCACCTTACTGTGATAAATGCGAATTCGCGTACCAGTGGCGTTTGCCATGGCGAGCGTCGCTGTCGTCCCGGTTGTGTAGATGTTGTGGCCGTCCACGCCAGCGCCGTAAGGGAAAACGGTGGTAACGGATCCATCAAGAAGCGTCCAGCCGGTGTGCGCCACAGAGGACGCGAAGTATGTCTCGGTCGTGATCGCCGGACGCCAGGTCTCCTCGTTGCTCATCACGCCTAGCGGAGATTGCGACAGCCACGTGCGGATCGCTCTCGGGATTGCAGGGTTTTGCGCCCACGAATCACCAACGACGCCAATTTTTGCCTTTGCGCCAGATACCGCCATCCTTACGCGTGCGGCGGCTGCTCTCCAATTGTGATTGTTCCGTCCATCGGTATATACCGGAGCGGTGGCAAGCGGCCCCGATTCGGCAGGAGGAATGAGCCGGGTGTCTTTGGCGAGAATCTTTTTGACGAAACTCTGCGAAACGCTCGCGACGTTGAACCCGTCGTACTGCCACCAGAGCGGCACTTGGCCTTGACCGGTTCGCATGAGCGGGAAGTAGTTCGGTGTCGAGTTGTGAGCTGTTATTACATCGCGTACAACTTTAGCGCGCAGCTTAGCGGTCAGATCACGGGCGCCAAAGTCACCGTCCTCCAGCCATATCGCGACCTGCGCTGATTCGGTGCGAGCCAGAGGGATTAAGCTCTGCTGCGGTTTGAATTTAATAACCCTGCTTTCCAGCTCCTGCTCTGTCGTAGGCTGATTCTGCTGCCTTTTCCAGCTCCCGATCCCGCTTGTCCCTATTTTGTAATAGGCGCCGTTGTTGCCTGCAACAGGGTCTGAAATAACTGTAGCGCTCTGCCCCGGCTCAGCCACCAGGTTCACCGGTGCATTCAACAACTCCAGCGTGTCGAACACCCCATATGACCCCGCAATCAGCAGTGTCGCGTCCCGCGCCTGCTCGGCTCGCTCAGCCGACGCTTTAGCCGCGGCGAGATCGTCATTCACGTCATTGAACTGTACGCGGATGCGGTAATCGCGAGTCGCGGTGACGACGCGAAGGTCATACAAACCGTTGGCAGCTGCGAGTTGCACCAGCCCGTCATCGCCGGCCACGAAGGGGTTCATCAACCCTGCGCCATTGGCCTGGATCAATCCGCTGACGATGGTTTCGGTACCTCGCTGGTACAAGTAGCACGTCGCACCGGGCAAAACTTCGCCATGGTCATCCTGAACAAAGAAGTTCTTCAGTTCCAAATCATGCTCCTGTGATGGGCGTCAGTTGCCCGAATAGTTGTGCGCCGGTACCGGCGTTTGCAGCGAAGCTCGCCGCGTTGGAAGGCACGGGGCTGGAACCATGCACATGGCCCGCGATATCGGAGTTCATCTGGGTGACCAGGTCGATCAGGTCGCACAGCACCTGGAGCACATTCACGCTCTCGGAGCCGAGCCAGGTCGTGGGGGCCACACTCTTGCGGGCACCCTGGACCCGCTCAAGCAAATCGCCCCCGACGGCGGTATTCAGCTTGCGACCGATCACCAGGTTCAGATCCCGGCCGGTGGCCTGGTGCAGGTCATCGATGGCTGCCAAGCTTGCGGATCCGCCAGATAACAGCTTCAGCGCGCCCAGGGCCTCGATCGTCTTGGTGCCCCCCACCGATTCCGTCGAGTGGTTGTCCACCTCCACGGTGCTGGTCTGGTGCTTTTCGCTGTTGTTGAGGCTCTCGACCTCTCGGTCGATCGACTCGTCGCGGATCCGGCCATCAGTCGAGCGCAGCCAATTACCGTTGGCCTCGACACGCTGCTGGGCCAGCTCGCTGTGCTGCCAGACCTGGTCGCCTTTTGGCACCTTGGGCAAACTCAAGCCGTGCGGAAGGATCGCTTGGATGTAGGGCTTGTGCGGTAGACCGTAGGCAAAGCACACCACCACGACCGTGCCTTCGTCTGGAAAGGCGAAGAACCCCATCTCATCACCACCCATGGGCATGGGCAGCGGCACACCGGCCAGGATCGGCAGAGAGGCGTCGGCCTCGCCATCGGGGCTCAGCACCTCGACGTCGACCGCGAAGCGCGGCCGGAAGTCGTCGCAGATCCCGGCCGCAGCCGGCGCGTCCGCAATCCCGGTGACTCGGCCGAAGCGCGGCAGGTGATAACCACCGGTTAGCTCGGGAAACTGGCGCTCCACGGTGCGGCGGATTACTTCTTCCATCGGATCGCCATTTGGTTGCCGGACAAGGTCACGTGCGTGACGCGCTCGCCCTGGTTGATGGTTGCACCAGGACGTAACCCGGGCAGGGCCGCAACGACCGCACTCTGGTTGCCCTGGTAATCGTCGAACAGCTCGTTCGGCAGCTGCAGCGGCTGCTTGGTGCCGAAAAAACTGTCCACCCAACTGCCGACAAACACCTCGGCGTTGCCCTGCTGTTGCCAGATGAAGTCTGAGATCCCGAACACCTTGGCCAGGCTGTCCATCGCGAGATAGCCAGCGCCGAGGCTGTAGAAGAACGGGGCTTTTACCTTGGCGTAGGCGCGGTCCGGAACTCGAAACGTCAGGCCGGTTTTCTGGTTGATTTCACCCAGTACGGTGCGCAGGTCTGCATGGCGCAGGTTGAGCGGCAAAGGCGCTGCCAGAATCGCGGCCAGCTCACGGCAATAGATGACCTGCTCCAAAGCATTCGCAGCGGTGCAGCGCTCCACGTAGCCGATAAAATGGCGCTGCAGAATGCTGTCGTTGTAGCCGATGTCGAGCGTCACCAGTCCGGACACCCTCACCGGCGACTGGATGGTCAGCGTGGCTCGCCCGGGACTGCGAATGTCCAGGCGTACATCGTCCTTGACCAACGGGTAGACGGTGCCGGCAATGGTGAGCACCTTGTTCAGTTTCATGCTCATGACCCACCGCCAATGTAATCGTCGACACGCTTGAGCACCGCCTCGAGGCCGGTGAGTTGAGTGCCACTGCCCGTGGTCCCGTTACCGGTGCCACTGCCGGTACCCGTGCCGCCGACTGATACGCCAGTACCGCCCTGCTGATTGACGCTTTTTGCGGCTCGACGACTTTCCACCCGCTCGGGGTTGGAGAGCTTTTCCGACAGGGTGAACTGGATCAGCCAGCGGGCCAGGGTGTCGTCTTCCCGGGCGCTGACACCATCCGAGAATTGCACCTGGCGCACACCAAAGGCCGCCGCCGTGTCGTTGACAACGCGGTAGGACTTGAGCTGACCGCCGGACTCAGTGGCCTCGGCCAGGCTCATCAGCGCGCGCAACTGATCGCTGTCCGCATAGCGGATCTGCAGCGAGACGGCCAACGTCTTGGGCTTGAAACCCTTGTGCGCCGATTCGGTGTTGCTGGTCTGGCCCGAGAGATCATCGCTTTCGATGCGCAGGTTGGCCGTGATCTTCAGGCCCTTGCCTTGGACTTCTTGCCCATCCAGTAGCAGCGTCATAGGCCGACCAGCTCCCGCACAAAGGACAGCCCGGGCAGCGAGCCGACCAGCATGACGCCGGCGGACAGCGGCCACTCGTGACCCGGTGCATCACCGGCCAGCAGCTGCTGACGCAGCTCGGCATTGTTGCCAGGACCGAGCAATCGCGCCTGCATGGTGCTATTGGCCGAGCTGTCGGCGAACTGGGCTTTCAGGTCGGCCAGACTTTTGGCCATCGACGCCGCTTGACTGGCTTTGCGCGTGGCCAGTGTGGACAGATCGCCCAGGGGCGTGCTGTCGGCGTAACTCTCCAGCGCTGACAGCTGGCCAGACATGACCTGCGCGGCTACCTTGGTGATGGTGCAACGCTCCAGCGGCAACTTGTCCCACAGCGGCAGCGTGCCGGCGGATGGCAATTCCCACTTGTCCGCCTCGAGGCCGAACAACTGCTCGGCACGCCGTGCGGCACGTTGCAGGTCTTTCATCGGCAACAACGTATTGAACGCGGCAAGGGTGCTGGCCAACTGGTCGTAGCGCGTGGCGAGAAACATCAGGACCAGGGCGTGCTGGGTGTCGGCCGGCCGGTTGTCGTCGCTGGCGTCCTCCAGCTTGGCAGCCATGTGTTGCAGCAGGTTTGGCGCAGACAGGTAGCGCTGATAGCCACTGCCCTGGCCGACACCGCTCTGGAACGGGGTCACGACCAAGCACAACGGAGGCTCGCCCAGTGCGCCGGTCAGTGCCGCACGACCAGCGGCAACGGCCTGCATCGCAGCAGCGCCGACTGGACCTGGTGAGGTGGTGGCCAGCGTAGCCAAGGTGGCAACACGCGCCTGCGCGCTATCCAGCTCGGCACCGGCCATTCCCTGGGATTCGGACAGGTCGTTGAGCCATGACGTCGCCTCCTCCGGCCAACGCATCTGCACGGGTGACCAGTTCATGAGCTCAGCTCCACCAGAAGCCAGCGGCTGCCGTCCCACCTGGCGACCTTGCCTCCAGTTGCCTTGGGCGGTGCTACTGTCACGCAGCCCCGTGGGATCAACCAGACATTGGTTTCAAGTGGGGAAAGGTCGGCGACGGTGCGGCCGATGTAAAAGCCTGCGTCATCCATTTGGTAAACAGTTTCGGTTTCCATGTTCAGGCCTCAGTACTTGATGCACGCGAGCAGCGCGATACTGCGCGGCCGTGCTTCGTTGCCGCCGGATGGCTGGATGGTGAGCGGGTGCTCATGTTCGCCGTCTAGTTCCGTAGCCACGGCACCTTCGCCGTAGTACGGCTCGTCGCCCCAAAGGGCATTGCCGTCATCACCTGGCCCTCGGTCGAGCTTCAACTTGAGGGTGTGGGAGTGCTTACCGCCTTTGCCAACGGTCCCTTCGTGGATGTGCGAAGCGTTCTGGCTCGGGGCCCAACCGCCCAAAGCACGACCCGGATCCACCCCCCTACTGTCGTCCCAGCCCCGGATGAACTCGCCGCGTAGATCCGGCAGACTAAACGTCGTGGATCCGTCGCCAGCACCATGGGTTGTACCAATGCGGCTGAAGAGATCGGCGTAGGCAGTCCGGGACACCGCTGCCCCATTGGCCCTAAGCCATCCGGCTGGCGGGGATGCCATCGCGAAGTGCGAGACCATTCCCCGCAGAGCGTTATCCACAGTGGTCCTAAGCGTTTGCAGGGCTTTGGTGGTGGCAAGCACTTCGCTGCTGTCGCTCGCGGGATCATCACTTTTCGCGTTCGGCAGGTTGCCCAGGTCGACGTCATCCTTGGTGGTCGCCCGGGCGCGCAGGTTCTCGTAGTCGCCATTGCGGGCGGCTAAGTAGTTCACCAAGTCGGTAGCGATCGGCTGCCTCACACGCTGATCGGTGATGACGGCAGTGGCCGCGATGCTGGCCAGCTCCACCACGTAATGCCAATGCCCGTTGCTGTCCTGGTAATCGGCCTTGTTGGCGCCGAATACGACCGTCCAAGCGGCCACGACATCGCTGCCCACGTGCGCCAGGTAGACGTCCAACCACGCCTTGGCTGGCAGTGCCGGCAACTGCACCAACGTCGCGTCGGCCAGTGCCACTCGGATGCCTTCGACGTAGGCCATACCGGGCTTGAGCTGGAACAGCCCCAGACCGTTGCGCTCCAGTTGCAGGCTGTCGTTGTAGAAACAGGCCCGACCGAAGACGTCGCGGTTGCTGACTCGCTCGCGCTCATCGATGCCGTTGAGTCTGACGGTAAAGTCGTGTTGCCAGGTGCTGGCATCCACGGTCAAGCCTGTCAGCGCCTGGGCACCGTTGAACTCCACCAGGAAGTTGCGGGTGACGTTGTTGCCGATCTGCAGCGGCGGAATGTTGCGGCGCTTCTGTTGCACCGGCACGTAGGCCACGGCCAGTAGGACGTTCTCCGCGGTTTCCAGACCGATCCAGTTAAAATCCCAATCGCCGATATCGGAGCCGACCATCAGGCTGTAGATGACCTGACGCGGGCTGACGTAGCCCTTGCGATTGACGTCGGCGCTGTAGACGATCTGTGCTGCCGGCGGTTTGGCACCGGCACGATCCACCGCCGCATTCGAATCCAGTCCTGGAACGTTG